GCTGTACCCGGCCGGTGCCTCGCTGACGACCAGCGACGGGCTTTTCGTGAAGCTCAACGGCTCCTCCCAGGTGGTGCTGGCCGACTCGGCCGGCGAGCAGGCGCTCGGCGTGCTGCTGAACCGCCCGGCCAGCGGGGCGATCGCGATCGTGCGCGTGCTCGGGCTGGTCGAGATCATTGCGTCGACGAACATCTCCGACGGCGGCCTGATCGCCACCACGGCCACGTCCGCGCGGGCCAAGCCCGCCGTCGCCGCCACGGTGAACACCAGCGACGCGGGCGCGACCAACGACGCGGTCATCGGGTCTTTCGTCATGGGCATGGCCCTCTCCGATGGCACGGCGGGCAACGCCTTCCGCGCGATCCTCAACCACATGGGCGCAATCCCGACCACGGCCGCCTGATCACCAACAAGGAACGCACCCATGCTCATCACTCCCGCCACACTCAAGGCACTGCAGGTCTCGCTCGACCTGCGATTCAAGCAGGCCTATGCCAACGCGCAGGTCCAGCACCCCCGGATCGCGTCGACGATCCCCTCGGGCGCTCGCGCCAACGTCTACCCGATGCACGCGAAGCTCGCGAAGCTCCGCGTGTGGGACGGCGAGCGCAAGCTCGTCAACGCCAAGAGCTACAAGTACCAGCTCGACAACGAGAGCTATGAGCTCACCGTGGAGGTCGACCGCGACGACATCGAGGACGACTCGATCGGCGTCTACTCGGGCCTCGTCGACGAGATGGGCATGCAGGCGCGCCTCTGGCCTGACGACCTCGTCTTCGCCGCGATCCTCGCCGGTGGCACCGAGACCGCGTACGACGACGTGAGCTTCTTCTCGAACAGCCATTCGCTCGGTGGCAACACCATCGACAACCTGTTCGGCTCAACCGCGCTGACGCCGTCGAACTTCGCCTCGGTGCGCGCGTCCATGATGGAGTACGTGGGCGAGGACGGCGAGAGCCTGCGCGTGCGCCCCGACGTGCTGCTCGTGCCGCCTGCCCTCGAGGTGACCGCGCGCAAGATCGTGCAGGCCTCGACGATCGTCGACTCTGGCACCATCGGAGCCGTGGACAACGTCCTGCGCGGACTGAGCGAGGTCGTCGTGGCCCCGCAGCTGGCGGCCAGCGCGGGCGGCAGCGACTCGACGTGGTACCTGCTCGACACCACGCGCCCGATCAAGCCGTTCATCTTCCAGCAGCGTCAGGCGCCCGAGATGGTGACCCTCACCAACCCCTCGGACGAGCACGTGATGATGCGGAACAAGTTCGTGTACGGCGTGAAGGCGCGCGGCGCGGCGGGGTACGGGCCGTTCTGGCTCGCCGCGAAGTGCTCGGCGTGACCTGGACCTGATCTGACCCGAGAGGTGCTGCTGTGGCGTACGCGACGACGACAGACCTGGTGCGATTCGGGCTGCCCGCAGCGGCCCTCTCGGGTGTCTCTAGCACCGTGCAGAGTGAGTGCCTGGAGGCCGCTAGCGACGTGGCCGACAGCTATCTACGATCACGGTACGCGACGCCGCTGCAGAGCTACGGCACGGACCTCACGCAATGCGTGTGTGCTCTCGCGGCCGAGCTGATCCTGACGACGCGCGGCCTCGATCCGAGTCGCGCGAATGGGGACGTCGTCATCGTGCGGGCAGACCGGATGCGCGCATGGCTCCGCGACGTCTCGGCAGGCAAGGCCGCCGTCACGGGTGGCGTGACGGTGCCGGGCCCGCAGCGATTCGCGACGGCCACGACGGCACCGACCACGACGAGCTCGTCGCAGCGAGGCTGGTGACCGTGAGCGTGCGCGGCGATTTCGCAGCAGCAGCCAGCCTCGCGCGACGTCTCTCAAGGCTCAGTGACCAGGCCGTCACCGACGTCGTGAAGGCTGTCGCCGCCGAAGCGCAAGACCTCGTCGCCGAGGGATTCCGCAGGTCGACGGCGCCGGGCGGCGTGCCGTGGCGACCGCTCGCGCGGGCCCGTAAGCGCAACGCTCGGCGCGGCGATCGAGGCAAGCCCCTTCTCGACACCGGGCGCTTGCGTGCGTCGGTGACGACGCGGCCGAGGATCGAGGGCGACAGCTTCTCGATCACCGCTAACCCAGTCTATGCGGCAACGCATCAATACGGATTCGGCGCGATCCCCGCGCGGCCATTCCTTCCGATTCCGCAGCTTCCTCCCTCGTGGCGCAGAGCCTTCATCCTCGCAGCCAACGAGGCGATCGAGGCGCTGCTGTGACCCTCACGACGACCATCGCAGCGGTGAACGTCGCCGCTGCCCTCGAGGTCGCCGGGCTCTCGACGAGCGTGGGCGCACGGCTCGCTGACGATCACGTCGCGCCGCCGTGCCTGCGGTGGATCCCGACCAGCGACGAGGCCGGTGCGGCGCCGAAGCGGAGCCCCCTCGCATCGGGCCTGCAGCGTGCGCTCGTCGGCCTCGACACCCTCTTCGACGTGGAGTGCTGGGCGGCCGATTTCGAGAGCACGATCACCCTACGGGACGCGCTCGTGCGCGCCCTGCACAGCGTCGTCGGCCCGACCGCATTCGTGCTCGGCACCGGCACCTGGGCCCGTGGCGACGCGCTTACGCTCGGGGAGAGTGTTACTCTGCGCGTCACGCTCCGTGGCTACGTGCCAGAGACGGCGCCGACCGTCGCGACCGTCGCGACCGTCGCATTCGACACCACCGGGGCCGTCGCGGGTGACGGCCAGATCCTGATCCCCTCCGACTGACCGAGCCCCCACGAGGACCTAATGCCGATCGCATCGACCACACTCGCAATCGCTGACGGAGGCCTCGGGGTCTCGCGCCAGCTCTCCCGCCCGCCCGCGATCGTCGGGTGTGCGCAGTCAGGCACCGCCGACACCGTGGTGCTCTGCAGCACGATCGAAGACGCGCTGAGCACCTTCGGCTACGGGAAGCTGACGGCGCTGGCCGCCGAGTATTTCCTGCGCGCGGGCGGCCCGATCCTCTGCGTGCGCGCGGCCTCGACCAGCGCGGGCAGCTGCTCGGCGGTCTCGGCGGGCGGGTCGAACACCTCGACCGCGGTGCTCTCGGTGACCGTGGCGACGGCCGCCGACGATTTCCGCGTGGTCTACCGCGTGACGCGCGCGGGCGCGAACCTCGCCGCGCTGACCGCCGCCGTGCGAATCTCTCTGGACAACGGCGAGAGCTTCTCGAGCGAGTTCGCGGTGCCCGCCAACGGCGAGATCACGATCCCGAACACCGGGATCACTACCGACTTCGCGGATGGCACCTTCGTGGTGGGCGACGTGTTCAGCTTCACGTCGACGGCCCCGATCTGGGATGCCTCGGCCCTCGGCACCGCGCTCGACGCGCTCGAGGTCACCACGATTGACCACGAATTCGTGCACGTGGCCGAGCAGGTGACCGGCGCCACCGTCGGCACGCTCGACACCTCGGTCGGCGGGCTTGAGGCGAGCAACGTCTATCGCTGGTTTCTCGCGTCGAGTCGCAACCAGAACAGCGGCGAGAGCGTCTCGACCTGGCAGGGCGTGCTGCTCGGCACGTCGCCGGGCTTCAGCGCGTTCACGTCGCGCCACGGCGCGGTGGCAGCGGGCTACGCGACGCGCCTCGACGCGCTCTGGGATGCGAACCTGATCCGCTCGGTCGCGTGGGCGATCGGCCCGCGCCTCGCGCTGATCCGCAGCGTCGGCGTGAACGGGCTCGCGGACCATCCAGGGCGCGTGCTCTCGGGCCCGCTCGGCGGGATCGACGACGGCGATCTGATCCACGACCTGCGCATCCTGACCGGGCTCGACACGGGGCGCTTCATCGGCGCGCAGAGCCTCCCGGGGCGCGGGGGATTCTACTCGACGGCGGTCACGCGCGCGGCCGCGGGCAGCGACTTCACCAGCGTGATGAACGTGCGCGTGGTGAAGGAAGCCGCGCGCCTCTCGGTGTCGATCCTGCAGGACTACCTCAACAGCTCGGTGCGCACGATCGCTGGCGGGAAGATCGACCCGCGCGACGCCGACGCGATCGACGGGCGCGTGACCGCAGCGCTGGCGCAGGACCTCGTGGCGTCGGGCCTCACGTCGGCCGTGAGCGCTCAGGTCGACCGCAACAACAACGTGCTCAGCTCGTCGCAGTTGAATTTCAAGGTGCGCGTGCAGCCGCTCGGGTATGCCACGCTGATCGACATCGACCTCTCCCTCTCGGCGCAGGTGGCGTGACATGGCGACGATCAACAACCGCGAATTTGACTGGAGTTCCATCGAGGTCCGCACCGACGGCGACGAGCCGCTGGTCGCGATCACCGCGATCGCGTTCTCTTGGACCGTCGAGCGCACGCTCGTGCAGGGCGCCGGGCGCCGGCCGCTGGGGATGACCCGCGGGCGCTTCGTGCCGGGCGATGCGAGCATCACGCTCCACCGCAGCGCGTACGACGCCCTCGCTGCCAGCGCGGGCTGGTGT